GCGTAACATATCGCTGGTATCCGCAACAAATTTGCCATCGACAGCATCAACATAATTTTCGCTGATATAATTTGAGAAACATTGGTCTGGATTTTTACCCAGATTATCTATCATTCCTACACCAGTGATAGCAAGTTTATCCATTATTCCACTCCAGCATCATTGCTTTAAAATTGTCTATCATCTTCTTATTCTTCATCGAATGCATAACCTGTCCATCTTCAGAGAAGTCATACATATACAAGAAGTCATCTTCGGAAGCGCAAATTTCGTGTAATGTCAAATCGCGTCTAACCTGCAAGAAGTGTAAGAGATCCTCCGCGATATCCAGAGTCTCATCGAATTTATACTTTGCAGCATCACGATTCAATAACATATATCGGTTGAATGGATCATTGTTGAAAGTATGGGAGGCAATAAACTCCAAATATTGATTCCAATAATCGAGGTCTTCTTTCTCCCATGTTAGACCCTGTCTTGCAACTTTGGGGAGATTATGAATATCCTTCACGAGAATTTTTCTCTTACTCGAAATTTGCGCATAACCTTTACTCAGGCATGCAACATCAAACTCGTTGTTTTCGATCTCCTCATGTAATCGAGCAATACAAGTTTCAGAAATGTAATCATCTCCATCGATCTGAAGGAGATAATCAGCGTCAGTAGCGAGGAAGTATCTCAGGACAGAGTTCTTTCCCATTCCTGGAGTCCCGTTCGACTTTGTTTTTGTCACAGGGAATCTATGATCAAAAGAAATTTGGGTCGCCAGAGAAGAGTAGTCGGCATCAGTTGTATTAATAACGACGATCCGCTCATGAGGAGAGAGGTTTGAGTTCACGGATTCCAAACACCGCTTCAACTTCTCTGGCTTCCCATTGGTCAGGATAGCGACCAAAACTTTAGCCATCTGAATGTTCCTTGTCGTGAACATACAGAGCAATTAAACCATAATGCAAGACTTTCAGTAAGTCTTTGCGATTGTATCCATCTTTGTTTCCATAGCGTTGAGCATACTTCATAATGTTGCCGATGGTGAAACCCTCACCATGACCGCCATCAATAATAAACTCAGTGGCTTGAAATTTGTTTTGCGAATAATGCTCGCCATACGTGGCATCAACATACTTCTGAAGGTCAGCCATCAACTGACCCTCATTGTATTTGTAATCAATCAATCCATATTCCTCAGCAGTTATTTCCATAGACTCGGACATCACTTTCTACTTTCCAAATAATTCATCTAATTCATCTTGAGACGCAACAACAGTCTCATCATCAGTCAGCGCACCAGCATCGACCTTGGTATACAGGTCAATGAATGCCGCACGAGTATCTTCATCGAAGCGATTCACGCACATCTCGATCGCTTTAAGGCGGTCATCGAACATAGCGTAGGCATTGACGATGTGCTCAATACGACGAGTTGATACGAGGTCATCGATCGCGCCTTCGTTGAAGGTCTTGCGGATAACGTCAGCCCAGCGAACCAGCTTCTCAGCGAAGTCCTCATCGACCTTACCGACACGCTGCATCTTGCCAAGCACGATACGCTTCTCTTGCGCTTCAGTAGGAAACTGTTGCTCAATAGTGATAGCAAAACGCTCAAGGAATGCCTCATCAAGAATCTGGGCAGAGATAAACTTGCCATCATCAGAGCCACGACCCTTGGTGTTAGCAGTAGCGACAACAGTGAAGCCAGCAGAAGGTGCGACCATCTCACCAGTCTTCTTGTTGAAGTATGGCTTACCCTCAAGGATAGCCTGCAGACACATCAGCTTGTTAGAGCCACGATCCAGTTCGTCTAGAATCAGAACCGAGCCACGCTTCATGGCGGTCAAAACTGGACCTTCACGATACACGACATTGCCATCAACCAGCGTGTTACCACCGATCAAATCATCCTCGTCAGTCTCAACAGAGATATTGACGCGGATCGCTTCACGCTTTAGTTTAGCGCAAATTTGCTCGATCATCGTGGTCTTACCATTACCTGATAGACCAGAGATGAAGGTAGGATAGAACAGACCAGACTTGATAATCTTGGTCAGGTCTTTGTGGAAGCCGAACGCCACATAGGTGGGGTCGACCACGGGGACGAGGTTATCAACCTCAACTGCAAGTTTGGCTTGCGTCACGACTTTTGCATCCTGTACTGGGGCAGGAGCGGTCACAGGAGCATTATTGCTCACAACAACCTTCAACCCTGCTGCATCTACAGCGTATTTATTGTATCCAACTTTGTTCTCGCGAAAGAACCAGTGGGGGTATGATATGCCGAGATCCTCAACGATCTGGGCAACTTCTGGACGACTGAATGTCTCTTGACTCTTGGCATTCAGGGCTTCAAATAGCTTCTCACGATTCAACTTACTCATAACATAATCCTCTC